TCTTCCCGTATCTCCCCGATGCAGTCGGAGCAACCCCAAGACAGTCCTTTTAAGCTCAGACCTGATCCGATTCGATGACGGATAAACCCAAACGCAAACTACCGCTACGAGGGGCAACCGAGGCGAGGGTTCACAGCCCACTTCTAAAGGGCGCTTCTAGGTATAAAGAAGTTCTTGAGATGGTTGAGCGCTTAAAGATGGACAAGCTCATGCCTTATCAGGAATGGGTCTTAAAAGACATGATGTCTGTCGATAAAAAGAATAACTATCGAAGAAAGACCTGTTTGTTACTGATCAGTAGGCAAAATGGAAAAAGTCACCTTGGCAGAGTCAGAGTTATCTGGGGCATGTTCTATGGAGACGAAAAGAAGCTAATCATCATGTCTGCTAACAGAGCAACCTCTTTGATGCTGTTTCGTGAGATTGCTTGGACTATCGAAAGCACTCCAGAGTTAAAAGCCATGACTAAGGCCATCCGTTATGCTAACGGCGGGGAAAGAATAGAATTATTAAACGGAGCCACCCTCGATGTGATTTCCGATAACTCATCTTCACCTCGCGGTCGAACTGCCGATTTCCTCTGGATCGATGAAATCCGTGAAATCTCTGAGGATGGCTACAAAGCTGCTGTGCCAGTAACTAGAGCCAGAGCAAATGCACAAACATTCCTAACTAGCAATGCTGGAGACCATTTTAGTTCAGTGCTTAACGGATTGGTCGAGCGAGCTAAAGATTACCCGCCTGAGACTTATGGCTATTACGAGTATTCTGCGCCACAGTATTGCAAGATCGACATTGCTTCTGATTCTTTCTGGAGAACTGCTGTAGCGCCAAGTAATCCAGCTTTATCTTACATAATCACTAAGGAATCAATTGAGGAAGCAATCGCAACTAATCCAATCGAGCAGACACGAACAGAAACGCTGTGTCAATGGATCGACAGCCTACAAAGTCCGTGGCCTCATGGAATCCTTGAGGAAACTTCCGATAACACCTTAGAAATGAGTCCGGGGGCTTATACTGTGTTTGGTTTCGATACCAGTCCGTCAAAAAGACACGGGAGCTTAGTAGCAGGCCAACTTCTCCCAGATGGGCGGATTGGTATCGGGATCCTAGAGACTTACAGCTCTCAAATGGCAATAGATGAACTCAAGATGGCTGCAAGCATTAAATCATGGTGTGATCTCTATAAACCTCGTTTAGTCTGTTTTGATAAATACGCCACTCAAACAATAAGCGACAGATTGAAGCAATCTGGCGTAATGGTGGAAGATGTATCGGGCCAGCAGTTCTATAAAGCCTGTGGCGATCTATTAGAAGGCTTGGTTAATAAAAGAGTGGTTCATAATGGGATGCCAGAGCTTATACAGCAATTTAACAATTGTGCAGCCAAAGTTAATGATTCCGCGTGGCGTATCATCAAGCGCAAATCGGCAGGAGACATTTCAGCCATTATCGGCGTTGCAATGGTTGTATCGAAGTTAATGCTTCCAGAGCCTAAGCCTCAGATTTATACTTAGACACGCTATCGGCGTGTTGTCTATTTACTTGACAAATGGTATTCTTTATGTCTATGGGTATCTTTTCTCGCAAGCCACAAATGTTAGAGGCTCAAGTCGCACCTCAAATAATGGGCGATGGAATAAACTCTATTTACAGTTTTACATTTCCGACAATAGCTCGCAGAGATGCTATGTCAGTGCCATCAGTAAAAAGATGCCGCGATCTTCTCTGCACTGTTGGATCTATTCCTTTAGAATACAAGAAAAAATCTACAGGCGAAAGAATCCCAGCTCCTAGATGGGTAAGTCAATTATCTAAGTCTCAGCCACAATTTGTAACAATCAGCTACTTAGTAGATAGCCTTCTATTCTATGGCCAAGCATTTCTTGAAATTGTTGAGGTTTATTCTGAGGATCAACGCGGTGCATCATTTGAATGGGTAGCCAACACTCGTGTAACATTTGACCTTGATGTAAATAATACTTTTGTTACTCGTTATTATGTAGATGGCTCACCTAGACCAATGTCAGGTTTAGGATCTCTCGTAACATTCCAAGCATTTAACGAAGGCGTGCTAACTACCGGCGCAAGAATAATTCAAGCAGCTATTGACATTCAAAAAGCCGCATCTGTGGCAGCACAAACTCCGATGGCGACGACGGTGCTTCGGAACTCAGGAGCTGATCTTCCACCTAATGAAGTGCAGGCGCTTTTAGCATCTTGGAAAGCAGCTCGTCAAAATAGATCAACTGCTTATTTAACATCTACCTTGGAAGCGCAAAACATTGGCTTTAGTCCTAAGGACATGGGCTACCAGGATGCGATTGAAGAATTAGCAACTCAAATTTCAAGATTGTGCGGAATCCCTGCTTATTATTTGTCGGCAGATCGCAACACATCCATGACATATTCAAACATTCTTGATGAAAGAAAACAATTAGTAGCACTAGCGTTTCAACCTTTTATCTCTGCAATTGAACAACGCTTGAGCATGGATGACATTTCTACGGCTGGGCATTATGTAAAGTTTGATTTAGATTCTACTTTCTTGCGGATTGACCCTATGGAACGATTGCTCGTATTAGAAAAAATGCTTTCGCTTGGCTTAATTACAACAGAGCAAGCGATGGAAATGGAAGATTTAACACCTAACGGAAGTGAAGGCTAATGGAAACCTTATACATTGAAGCATCATCGATTGAGTGTTCAGAAGAACGCCGCGAAATCTCTGGCAAGATCGTACCTATGGGTACTGGTGAAGTCGGCAAAACTAATCTCGGTGCTTATGTCTTTGCAGCAGGATCAATCGACATTGAAGATGTGTCAAAGATCAAATTGCTAAGCCAGCACGACATGAAAAAGCCTGTTGGTCGAATGACAGCTGCCGAGTCTCGTGAAGATGGCATTTATGCAACATTTAAGTTAAGCAAATCAACAGGCGGAAATGATGCTTTGATTATGGCTAGTGAGGGTTTAGTTACAGGTCTTTCAATCGGTGCAGAAATTATCGCATCTCAACCATCACGAGATGGCCACACAGTCGTAACATCGGCTAAGTTAAAAGAAGTTTCTCTAGTTACAGAGCCAGCCTTTAAGTCTGCTCAAATCCTAGAGATCGCAGCAGAGGAAGTTACCCCTGTTGAAGAAAACCCAACTACAGAAAGCGAGACTCCAGTCGTGGAAGATACCACACCAGTCGAAGCAACACCATCAGTAGAAGCTGCGGCTGTCGAGGCTGCTCGTCCTACTGTTTCAGCAATGTACTACACAAATCCAATCATTGAAGTTACAAAGCGCAACTACTTGGAAAACACACTAAAGGCTAACCTCTTTGGTGATGATGAATCTCGTCAATGGCTACGCGCTGCTGACAACGATCAGACAACAGGTGCAGGATTTATCCCAACACCACAAAGCACACAGCTACTTAACTTCCTTTCTAACGCAGATCGCCCAGTAATTGATTCAGTTTCTCGCGGGACAATGCCAGAATTTGGAAAAACTTTTGAGCTTCCAAAGATTACTGAAGTGCCTCTAGTCGATCAGATCGATGAGAATGGTGCAGTTACAGAATCACAACTTGAAGCATCATTTATTACAGTTACAAAGAAGTCTTTCAAGGGTCGTGCAATTACTACTCTAGAATTGCTAACAAATTCAACACCTGCATTTTTAGATGAGCTTCTTGTTCAAATGGAATTTGCTTATGCAAAAGATACTGAGCAATTTGTAACTACAGCCATTCAAGGCGCTGGTACCCTTAACGCAACACCACAAGCTAACTCAGCCGATGGATTGCTAAAGTATGTATCAAGTGCAGCCGCAGCTGTTTATTCAGCATCACTTGGATTTGCTCGCAACATGGTAGTAACACCAGAACAATGGGCAAACATCATGAGTTATAACGATGGCGGTCGCCCAATCTACATCGCAGCAAATCCTCAGAATAACGCAGGTGCACTTTCACCTCTTAGCGTTCGCGGTTCAGTTGCAGGTCTTGACCTTCGTGTATCTCGTTACATGCAAGGTTCTGGCGGAGTAGGTACAGCTGATTACTCAATGGCTATTATTAACCCAGATGCTTACACATGGTATGAGGGTGCTCGTCAGCAACTTCGCACAAACATTAACTCAGACGGAACTGTAGACATTCTACTATTCGGTCAGGGAGCACTAGCCACTAAGTTAGCGGCTGGCGCAAACTGGTTCAACTTCACCTGATAACTAGGTAACTAAGTCGCTCTGAGGGGTAGTAGCCCTCTACCCCTCAGAGTCTTTAGAAAGGATCATCATGGCATTAACTACAGTCTCAGAACTTCGATCAACACTCGGAGTAGGTACGCTGTACACAGATGCCGTTTTGCAGGAAGTGTGTGACGCCTCAGATGCAGTCCTACTCCCTATGTTATGGATCAATACTAATTTTAACATTGCACACAGCAACACAGCCACAACAGGTACTTTATTTTTTGAAGAGCCCGTTGATGAAGTATTTTATGTAGGACAGACTGTAGTAGTTTCAGGCAACCGCTCAAAGTTTAATGGATCTAAAACAATCACAGAAGTAGATACTTATAGCATTACTTTTAACATTACTGGGAATAACAATGTACCTGCTCCAGAGCATCCTGTGATTCCATTTGGAACAGTTACAGCTGATGTGTATGTAGATTGGGCAGAAGATAAAGCAGTTCAAAATGCAGCTTTGATGATCGCTGTTGAAATCTGGCAAGCAAGAACCGCAACACTTTCAGGTTCTAACGCTATCGATTTCCAGCCTTCCCCTTATCGAATGAGCGCACAGCTTCTCGCTAAGGTGCGAGGATTGATCGCACACGCACTTGATCCGCGTTCGATGGTGGGATAATGCCAGTTGCAGTCACTACCCTTCGCACAACATTAGCCACAGCATTAGTCGATAACGCTAAATGGCAGACCTTTGCCTTTCCACCTGCAACTGTCTTGGCTAACTCTGTAATCGTGTCTCCAGATGATCCTTATCTAACACCTAGCAATAATCAACACATCACAATCAGCCCTATGGCTAACTTTAAGATTATTATTACTGTGCCTTTGTTTGACAATGAGGGAAACCTTAACGGTATAGAAGATGCAGTTTGTGGCGTGTTCGCTAAGCTCGCTGCATCATCTTTGACCTATAATGTAAGCGCAATAAGCGCACCTAGTATTCTCAACGCTGCATCAGGCGATCTGCTGAGCTGCGAGATGTCCGTATCAATCCTTACGAGTTGGAGTTAACATGTCCGAGTGGGAAAAAGAGAACGAAGCCTTCCTGATCAAGATCGGGCAGGTAGCACCATCATCACCAAAGCCAGCAACTACTAAGAAAGACGAGGAATAATCTCATGGCTGTATTTCTAAACAACAAGGTCGGCGTGAAGATTAACACTGTTGATCTTTCTGACCATGTAACAGCAGTAACAATCAACCGAGTATTTGATGAACTAGAAGTAACTGCTATGGGTGACTCATCACACAAGTTCGTAAAGGGCTTAGAGTCATCAACAGTAACTATCGACTTCCTAAATGACACAGCATCAGCTAATGTATTGGCAACACTACAGGCTGCATGGGGAACTACAGTTACAGCTATTTTTATCCAAGAAAAAGGAACAGCAGTATCTGCTACTAACCCGACCTATACTGTATCTTTGCTAGTCAATAATACAACAGACATCAATGGTGCTGTTGGAGACATTGGGACACAAAGCATTACATTTACTGCTAACTCAGCAGTTGCAGTATCAACATCCGCACCATTCTAAACAATTAAACAAAGGGGCTAAACATGGCAAGACTAAAGATCGTTCGTAATGATGGAAGTGTATTAGAAGGCGAAATCACCCCAGCGGTGGAGTACGCATTCGAGATGTATGCTAAAAAGGGTTTTCATAAGGCTTTCCGCGATGAGGAAAAGCAAAGCGATGTTTATTGGTTGGCATGGGAAGTCACACGCAGGTCGGGTGAAACTGTTAAGCCATTTGGGATGGACTTCATAGAAACTCTAAAGAGTGTTTCTGTCGAGGACTCCGACCCTTTAGCTTAAAGCGCGATCTCCCGTTCACCTACCTTATCGCTAGGCTAAGCATAAGGTTAGGGATCGCGCCACAACATTTATTAGAGTTAGACAAAGTAATGTTAGATGCATTATTGCAAGGTCTAAGTGATGAAGCAAAGGAGATTAAAGATGCCAGCAACAGTAAAAGGCGCCGTTAATCTTCGCAAGTCATTAAGAGAGTTCACTCCAGACTTGGCTAAGAAACTGCCTAAAGAAATAGGAGCAGCTCTCAAGCCAATCACAAAGTCTGCTAAAGGTTACTTGCCAGATCGAGGTCAAGTTCTAAGTGGATGGCTACCTCGTCAAATGTCAGAGGCAACTTTTCCAGCCTATGATCCTAGAGTGGTTAAGTCAGGCGTAGGGTATAAGACAACACCATCAAAGCCTAATAGCAGAGGTTTCAGATCATTAGCTCGCGTGTTTAACAAAACTGCCGCTGGAGCGATCTACGAGACAATGGGGCGCAAGACTCCAGAAAGTCGCTTTGTAAAGAATCAAGTTGCTAAGTCAGGCGCAGTAATGCGTGGTGATGGCAAGATGCGTGGCCGGGCTTTGTATCGTGCTTACGATGAGAATAATGGCAAGGCTAGAGTTGCAGTATTAGAAGCAATCCAGAGCGCAGCTAGACGGCTCAATGATCGAGCTACGGTGAGAGGTTAATCATGGCAAATGTAGTCATTGACATTGCAACGGAATTTACTGGCAAAAAAGCATTTAAGCAAGCAGAAACAGCAACCGACAAACTAAGCAAGGGTGTCAAGAATCTTGCTAGAAATGTTGGCTTGGCTTTCGGTACTGCTGCTGTTATCAACTATGCAAAGGCATCTGTCAGAGCTGCTGCCGATGACCAGAAAGCACAAACACAACTAGCACTAGCCTTAAAGAATGTCGGACTACAG